AATCATAAACAGGATATCCTGAGGCACTGGGAGTTTGAAAGACACATGCTCAAGCAAGCATATGAACAAGAAATGTATGGATATGGAGTAAAAGATTATGAAAATGATTGACCTACTTGAAGATGTACTTGAATCAGAAGCTATGCATGATTTTCTTAATCAAGTATGCTTGATTAAGTTGAGGTCGTCTCTTGATAACTGTGTCGTTGAGCGTCAACGACTCGATAAAATTAAAGAGTATCGTGAGCTTTTGCTCCACGAAGAAGAGGACTGGGAATGTCTGGTCCAGGATATTCATGCATTGAACAGGGTGATTGATCTCTATGGCGGATAATAATTATATTATAGTAACAGCAATCTCAAAACACCGTATGCGCTATGTGATGCATAATGATTACCAACGAGTTTGAATTTGATGAAACCATTATCACTGTTATGGATGATACTGGCACATATGAAGATATTCAAGTATTTTTGGATAATAATGAAGTCTATATCAGACAATATAATGAGGTAACAGAACACTATGATCTGGTAGTCATGAGTTGTGAAATGTATCTACAGATGTTGAGTGCAATGAAGCTTCCAGAAGGGGCATTTCAATTTAATTTTAAAGGCAAAAAATAGTGTATCATAAATGATACACAAATACCTTTTTTCGAAAAAAGTTTTAAAAAGTGCATTTTAGGTGTTTACATGTATAGGCACACATGATATAGTAATCATATAGTGAGAAAAAAAAGGTAACACACCATGACCAAGTTTAACAAAGCGCTGATCAACAAAGATGGCGGTATGTTCGTGACCTACGGCGAGGACCGGAAGTTCATTGCTCGGTTCAAGCACAATAAATCACCTTTTACCAAAGCCAAATTCATCAAAGAATTGGTTGCCAATCACACCGTTGAAGATTACTTCTCTAAACTAGAAGCTGGTAAAGCTCCCCTTGCTATCCTTCGGGATGCCAACCCCGATTGGTTCTACGGTATCCTCGAAAACTTCTCTGGTAAATCTTTCCGGTAATAGGAGAAAAACTCATGAAAGTATATGTCAAAACAACCACTTCAGAGGGTTCGGAGTACAACGTTTGGGGGCGGCGGGTAGACTATACCCGGTCTTTTCATGTCGGCCCGTTTGACAGCACTCAAGAGGCTGTTGACTGGGCGATTGATGCTGGATATGAAGGAGTTGAAATTTTGGAGTTTGAAGCATGACTAAAATAAACATGAACAATGTAATTGTGTTGCACAAAGATCATGAGATCTCTATTGCCCAACACAAAGTCGGTCATAAAACCGAGGTCCAGGAAATCATGATCTTCGGCCCTTATGTTGATGATGAGGTCATTCCTTTCGTCCAACACCATGGACCACTGGGTCTGGTAGAGGCCTTACAAACAGCAATTTCTCTTATTGATGAAAAGGTAGATGCACTATGAACTCGCAAGAACTAAAAGAACTTGGTTGGGACATTTATCGAGTCAACAACTGGGTTGCTCGTCATCGTGAAACTGGTCGTAAGATCACTGCTGGCACTTTCGCTACTCTGCTTCACCTTGTGAACTACGAAGAAGAAACCAAAAATGATCCTTGGAGAAAATTATTTGCCTAAAACCGTACACTACGTGGGGATGGATTATGCTACCTATCAACGGGCTCGGAAAGTCTTTGGTGGACCTGCATACTACCACAAGTGGATGGATGATCGGGTATGGACTGAAGTTGGTCCAGATGATATGGTAGTTGTGGATAATTGGAAATATAGTCCGTATGTCTGGGATGCAAGTGCTGTCCCTAGCCAATACACTGATTAAATGGAGATGAAAAATGACCAATAATGTATCAGATGAATTTTTGAGCAAAGGTACATACCTTGGTTACTTCGAGGTAGAAACACATACAACAAATAAGGATAAGGATGATAAACCATCACGATCATATGAACGTCTTGTCTTTCGTCGTGCTTTGAACATCGAACGGCGTGACTTGATTGCAATGGGCGACATTGTTTACGGTATGTATGTTGATAACAAACTTGTCAAGATTGGTAAAGCAGGTGGTGCTGAAGGTTGGGCTAGCCGAGCAAACGTATATGGTAATGACCCTGCTAATGAGAAAACAAACCGCAAAATCTTGAAACATCTTCATGAGGATTTTGCAACAAAAAATCCAAAAGTTTTTGTTTATGGGCTGTCTGTTCCTCGGATTAAGACTACATATTTCTGTCCTATTACTAATGAAACCGTTGATATTGAGGCACCACAGAATGGTGCAGTTGAAACTCATCTAATCGCAGTTGCAGAAGAGCAGGGTGAAAACCTTATTTTCTGTACACAAAAGAAATGAGTATGCATATGATCCGTGGTGTGCAAGTCCACGGCAAATCAAAGGTTAAACGTAAACCAGGTTGGAAAAAGGCCTTGGCGGACCACGAAGAACGATTGAAAAAGCTTGGTGTCACTGGGAAAGGTGGTGATGCTCAACTTAAAATACCAGACTATTCTACCGGTCCTCGTATGACTTCGGATAAAATTCCTGGCAATGGCAATGTAAAACAGAATAATAAATACACAGGTAATGAGATTGCTGGTATTGTGACCACACATAAATCCAACCTTATGCCAGTACGTAAGGATAACAAGCAGTCATTTATAGATGCTGCTAACATGCGGAGGTAAAGAATGGCTAAGACAAGCGTTGAATGGCAAGAGCTTCATGGTCTTAATACTTATATGTCACATCTAAAATGTATTAAGGTCAAGGCATCTGGTAGTCTGTTAATTGAGACCAACAGTGCAATTCGTATGGCAGAGATACGAATAAAAGAACTTGAAAATAAAGGTGTATAATGCTACAGTTTGATGTGGATTATTCTAAAGAAATTCGTAACAGAATCAAACTATCAGTAGCAGCATATGCTTATGAGTATAAAGATGACTCTATCATGTCAGATGCTGATTTTGATGCACTCTCATTAGAAATAAATCCGAAGGAGAAAACTGGTAATAGAAAAATGGATAACTTTTTTAAAAAGCATTTTCATCCAGATACTGGCATGTGGATCAGATTTCATCCTGAAAAACAAAAACTAGAATACCTATATAAAACATATTATAAAGGCAAATCAAATGTTTAAATTAGCAATGGCTATTATTTTACTAGGCTCTACTTCTGCATTAGCGGGAGATGTGTCTGCTACTGTAAAACATCATTATAAAAATGTATGGGTTGATAAACCTATTAAGAAAAAAGAATGTTATACAAAAGAAGTTCCAGTATATGGACATATTCAACGTGAAGGGAATGCGGCAGGTGGTGCATTACTTGGTATGATCCTTGGCGGTGTCACAGGCAAAGTTATTTCTGGTAAAGATGCAGGGGCTGCTGGTGGTGCTGTTATTGGTGGATTGATTGGTGCCGATCAAGGATCAAAATCACGAGATGAATTAGTGATTACTGGATGGCGTGAAGAACGTGTATGTGAAGAGATTGTGACTTATAAATCTCAAAAAATAAAAACATATTCTCATTCCACCATTGAATGGAAACAAAACGGCGTGATATATAACCTAAGGTTCACCCGTTAAATTAATTGGACACGTAGCTCAGCTGGATAGAGCAAGAGACTTCTAATCTCTAGGTCGAGGGTTCGAATCCTTCCGTGTTCGCCAAAATTCGTGGTCAAGTGTAGTGATCGGGGCTGGGGATTCTCGGCCGACACGAATCGGATGCGGAGGGTCCGTCTACACACCTCCCAAAATTAACGCCCTTATAGCTCAGCTGGTAGAGCAACTGATTTGTAATCAGTAGGTCCGCGGTTCAAGTCCGTGTGGGGGCACCAAAGTTGGGTTGACACACTGAACCTCACTTGAGGAAGATTGTTCGTTCTAGATAAGATTAATCAAGGTGGAAAAGGTCAACCCTTTTATTAATGCGGGTGAAGTGTTACGGTAGCACGGCGGTCTCCAAAACCGCAAGCCGGGGTTCGACTCCCTGCACCTGTGCCAATCTCGGTGTGGCGCAGTTTGGTAGCGCATCTGGTTTGGGACCAGAGGGTCGTAGGTTCGAATCCTACCACCGAGACCAATATACTCCTCTAGCTCAATGGTTAGAGCTGAGTGCTCATAACGCTTAGGTTACAGGTTCGAGTCCTGTGGGGAGTACCAAAAACATTGGCCGCTTGGTGGAATGGGAGACACTGGAGACTTAAAATCTCCTGCCTTCGGGCGTACCGGTTCGAGTCCGGTAGCGGCTACCAAAACAAAGGAGGATAAAATGGACCCTATTATTGGATTCATTATTGCAGTGAGTGCTATTATCAATTTTGATAATGTAACTACTCTGAAAGAAGAAAATGCTGTATTGGAAAGAAAAGTTGAAACACTTAAATATGCTACAGAAGAAATTTATCAGAGGCATGAAAGTGTAGCAGAATATGTTGATGAGCAGTCAATAAAACATGAGGATGATTTTATTCGGCTTTCGGCATCTCATGCAGCTGCAACGGCACGTAGAAAATATGATATTGAAGAAAATGCATCCGATATTAAACGGCTTGAACTACAAGTGGAATATCTAATTAAAATGTTAAAAATCCAAGAGTTGCAGTCGTCACTTGAATCCGAAATTGGTAAATAATGCTTCGTTATCAAAAATTAAATAAGTTTCCTCAAGATAGAGTAGAGGAATTAAAAAAGATTTATCATAAAAATATACCAGATCCTAGTACATATCCTGATAACATGAAAAGCCATAGTTATCAATGGCAACGAACAGGCATTAAAGTACTTCAAGAAAAGTTTGATCTTGGACCGGAGTTTCAGTCCATTGCATTTTTTATGTTAAGTAAACCAAACGGGCAAATGGGTCACATTCATTTGGATCCAACTTTACAGTTTACTTTAAATATACCTATATATGTACATGCTACTAAAGGTCAGTTTCTTGCACCAAAATATGATTCTTTGGACTATTACCCAAAACCGTATCAGATATATAGTCCAAGAAAAGATGATCCTACATATAAAGGACCGAAGTATTGGGATGTTTGGGATTATAATAAAGATCTATTCGAGTATGTTGATATGGATAGCCCTATTCTGATCAATAACTGGTTACCTCATTCTTGGATGAATTACCACAGTGAGTGGCGAGTTGTCTGTAGCATATTTTTTAAAACTAAAGATATAACTGAAGCACAGGAGATAGTAAGAAAATGGCAATGAGAGAACAATTGATTAAGGCGTGCCTTATGCACGCAGAAGGTGAACTGGAACGAGCCAAAACAAACATTATGGTCTACATGGATCAATCAGTAGGCATTGGTGAGCACAGTGATATCGTAGAAGCCATTCAGGAAGAACTGGATAAGATGGCTGCTGCTGTTGATCGTATAGAAATGTTGGAGCGGTTTTTCCATGGTGATTACATAAAGAATGCTAAATGAAAGTTGCCGTCACTGGACATCTCAATGGTCTTGGTAAAGCGTTGTTTCAACGCTTACCAAATGTTATTGGTTTTGACATTGTTGGTGGATGGGACAGCTACGATATTACAAAAGATTACAATAAAATAGCACAAAAAGCCCACGACTGTGATGTGTTTATTAATAACGCATACGATGGTCGTGGGCAAATTCTTATGCATCACGCCATTGAAGAACAATACCAACATACCAATAAACTGATCATTAATATATCTTCACTCACGACCGATCTATATACAGAACGTGATGATCAGTATGTTCAAGTGAAGCGAGAGTTAGAAAAGATAAGTAGGTATGCAAGGTGTCCATGTAAATGCATTCAAGTACCTCTCATGAACACTCAACTCGCAAACGGAAAGAAGCATGCTAAAACTCACAAGATCAATGCTGACATTGTAGCAAAGGCAATCATTGAATGGCATATCTCCTAGTCTCATTTGCATGGTGGATATTTCTATCCTCGGCAATTGTATCGGCAGGGTACCATCGGTACTTTGCCCATCGTGCTTTTAAGGCCCCTGTTTGGTATGAGTATATAGTGTTATTGTTCGGACCACTTTCTGGTTCTGGTCCAGTACTTGGTTGGGTTGGTGTTCATAGACTACATCACAATCACTCTGATACAGAAAAAGATCCACACTCACCTAAATTCGTTCCAAAATGGAAAGTACTCACATCTATGTTTGATGTGCCACCGATACCAAGGAGAGCAGTAAAAGATCTATTAAAGAATAAAAGAGTTATTTGGTTTCATAAACATCACAAAAAAGTAAGATTGTTATCACTGTTTTTCTTTTTAATAGTATTTGGCCCAATCTGGACTTTTTGGTTATTCATCATGCCTATGGTGTATGGTTATATTGGATATGGTCTACTTAACACATATTGTCATAGCAAAGAAACTGTAAGAAACTTGTGGTGGGTAAATATATTTACCGGCGGAGAGGGTTGGCATGCAAATCATCATGACAATCCAAGAGATTGGAAAATAGGTAAAGAATGGTATGAATGGGATCCTGGTGCATGGTTCATAAAATTAATCAAAAAATCTTAACGCTCGATGATTACGGTAAGGACAATTTTATTAAATAGTTAAAAAGACTTGGTGACCAGAATAATCTGTTTGACAAGCGTAACAAAGAGTGGTTTCAAATTCTACCGCACTCTTTTGATAAAAAGTATATTGATTGGTTCTTTTTGTTTGATGGTGAGAAACCTATGGCATTCTCAACAATCCAAAAGTATTACAGTGGCTGCTATCGTGTACTGACACGTACGTACATATATCGAGACTATAGAAGGTTTACCAATCCAAAGTTAGACACCTTCCTGAGCCCCACTATGCGACTGCTACCGTATCAATTAGAATATTTGACGGGTTATGATACAGTATTTGTTTCGATGCAGAGCAGTAATAGGAGAGATGCTCTCATACGCTTTAAAACTAAAATAGAGTATCACACCGGAGACAAGTGGCACCTATCTAGAGACATGTTACAGACGTGTGTCGGTGGAAAAGACTGTTGGCAGAATGTAATATATAAAGGGAGTCCACCAATACTAAACAGTATGAGTATAGAAAAATATGACCGAATGTTTAATTGAAAAAAGTAAAAGAACTCGTGTAAGAGGAACTGGTCCTCGCCGTAATAAACTTTTAACCATGTGTAAAATAGGTGAAGCTCCATGCCAAGTGGTAGAGGAGCTAAATTACATTTTGGATACATACACAGGAAATGATATTGGCGGTGACAATTATGGCATTAGTCAAAATTGTAACTATGAGGAAGTTTTTAATACTGCTGACAAGTACAGACAAATTCTATTACAGAAAAAAGAAGAATCGGCAGAAGATGATGTAAACGAATATCTCTACACTGAATGGGATCATTCTTATGCAACACGGTATACAAAACCATTTTTAAATACTCTTTTTCATAATGTGTATAGATTTAGAATGAGTGAGATGCAAGGTGATCATGAACTAAACTGGCATATAGATGCAGATACAAGTGTCATATGCAGAGCACAAATTTGTTTATCTGATTCTGATTCAGCATTAGAGTTTCGTGATAAAAAAGGTATCCATAAACTTGTGATGAAACAAGGTGATGTGTGGTTTATTAATACAGGGTGGAACCATAGAGTTGTGAATGGTAATAATATAAGGCGTAGTGCCATATTTGGTTTTCACTATGATGATTTAAAAGATAATGGAGTGATTAATGCCGTCTCATAAATTTATGATCAAGTTGATGGATAGAGTTGCTACGTATGCTTGGGCTGGTCACGAATCAGATCTAGAAAGTTTCAGACATGGTCAGATAGCAACAAAAGATTGGTTAGTGTATGAGATTAATAAATTTGGAACCGATTTTAAAAAAGTTGCTGTTTTAGGATCTTGGGATGGTATTCTACTATATGAGTTAATGTCTTGGCATGGTAAAATTGAACATTGGGATTTTTACGATCTGAATCAAAATTGCCATAAACGACGTGATAAATATTTTGATATAAACTGTATTGCTCCAAATTATAACTCATATACAATGGACGTAACAGAAATTTTTAATGATGAGAAATTCTGTTCACAATATGATTTAATTATCAATCCATCAGCAGAACATATGGTAGACATTCCTGCACAAAAAGGCCCAATGTATGCTTTGACATCTAATAATTACAACGAGATAAAAGAGCATATCAATACCATCGAAGACTATAGAGATTTAGCGCTTAAAAATAATATAAATAGAGTATTATATGAAGGTGAATTAAAATTACCTTTATACACGAGATATTGTACAGTAGGATACCACGACAATGACAGATGAGATATTTGATTTTGGATTTACAGCTGTCACAGAGGATGAACTGACTAGTGTACAAGAAGCAAATAAGACTGCAATAGCATTGAGTGAACAGAGTGATAGTAAACAGAGCCAACTAGATTCTCTTTATAATGCTATTATACCCCTTTTAAATAATTTAAAAATGAACCCAGAAAAGGATTACATCTTATGGCCAAATCGTTTGGCTAAAGTAGAAGAATTTGAAGATTATTTACAGAAGATATACAAAGGATAAATTGATATGATAAACACAATGTGGTCTGCACTATTGCTAATATGTGCAGTGAATCCAGAAGGCGAGATTATGGAACCTAGAGTGTGTAACGCAGTGGTATCTCAAGATGTCTGGCGTAGTGAAGAAATTTGTATGAACCAGATTATCATAGAATTTAATAGGAGTTTAGGCTCACCTCAAAAAAAATATGCCATTCGAGATTATGAATGCTTTGAATGGAAAAGACAGAGACACCCGGCATCTAAATCCAAACTCTAATACCCTGCTCCTCAAAAGTGTACTCTTTATTATACCACGGATTTTTGGTTTTGTAAACCCCTAAAATGCATACAGTTGATAACTAAAAAGTTACCAAAAAGGTGTTTACATCTATGCCTACATGTGGTATAGTAACAGAGTCAAAAGGAGTTGTACATGATCAATAAAAAATGTCCTGTCTTCTCGATCTCAGACGAGAACTTAGATGAGAAGATTGAAGAGTGTGAGCGTGTTGGATCTGGATATGCTCTTGAAATCACTGATGTAAAGGCCTACATTGAGTACATCGAAAATAAAGTGCTAGGAGAAACATATGACTAATTTTGAATGGGAAGTGCTGGAAGATATTTACGCTTGGGCGGATGCCACAAACTTCGATATTGAAGCGGATCGGAAAACAATGATTGATGCATATTGGGCGGAAATTCTGGGTGTATCATAATTGTAACAGTTGTGTCTTTTTTAAAAAAAGATGCAATTAGGTGTTTACATAGCAAATAACATATGATATTGTGTATATGTAACCAAGGAGGATCACATGATCACCATTTTTCAAATCCCGCTCACTGATGAGCAAGTCGATGCCTACAATGCAGGCCAAGCTGTCCCTTCAATAGATGCTAAACGGAAGCTGATGTTTGGTTCGAAGAAATTCAATCCTTCGATGCTCAAGTACTTCCGGGCGGTTGCAGAGGTGCACACCGACGATTTGGAAAAAGCTTTCGAAGCTACCAATATTCCCACTGGGATCATCGTGGATAAGATCTGGCAGATGCACTCGACTTCTGTTGGGGATATCTTTGAAAAAGATGATCGGTACTACATGGTGGACTCGTTTGGGTTCAAAGAGCTTCGGTTGTTTGAAGATGAAATCGAATCCATCGGCGAAGCAGCTTAAGGGGGGATTTATTTCCCCTTATTCTTGTGGTACAATACGCGTATAACAACGGAGACTCTATATCATGGCGCTCACCCAAGCACAAATGGCCGACCGGCTCGCTATTATCAAACAGATCGCAGAACGCAAACAGCGTATGGCAAAGATCGTTGCCAAAGGCAAAAACGTTCAGAATTACGTGGACGAAGAATACACAGCTCCTAAACGTGTTAACCTCACCAAAAAATATGACGGTGGCGATTCTGAACTCCATTACACTGACGCTTCCAAGTACGCCAAAGAGTACTATGGTGACGTTGCCTACCAGACCACTCGGTTCGATAATGATTGGGGAGATTACTAATGCGAGTAGAGCGTACAGATACTGGATACCTTGAAATGAGGATCCATGAATCAAATGACAAGATTGATCGACTCAAATATCAACTTCGAGAACTACAAAAAACTGTAGACAGGTTGAATGAAAAGGTAGATGCCTTAACTAATGAAACCAAATGATCAATTTAAATTAACTGTAGATGACATTGACCTTATTGAATCTTCTCTCAGAAAGGCAATGATCGACAATGAGAAGCATGCAAGTCTTATCGTAGACTTGCTAGCTCGTATTCACCACCAGAAGAACTGGTATAGACCTAAGAAATACATTGGAGGATAATATATGATGACTCGTAAAGAAATGATGGAGATGCTTGAAGTGACAACCTGCCAGGTTGATTTCACGAAAGTGAATGGAGACACACGTAACATGACGTGTACGCTTCGTGCAGATTTGATCCCTGCTCCTACTAAGTCAGATCCTATTACACAGAAAAAAGTTCGTGCCGTAAACGAAGAAGTAATTCCAGTATGGGATATAAATGCTGAAGGCTGGCGCTCTTTTCGTGTAGACTCTGTCACCGGATTTAATGTGGTATCTACATAATGGCGGACCTTACTGGATTTCATATTGCCTATACGATATGTGTTATTGTCGTAGGATTTATGTTAGGTAGGAACTCAACTGATTTTCGAAAAAAGCTAGAAGATTCAGTCCATCACACAATTGATGCTTTAGTTGATAGAAATTATGTCTGTAAAAAGTATAAAAATGGCGAATGGTATTTGCTTACCTGTGATGAAGTTTGGCAAGAAGGTTATGATGCAGGGTGTAACAAAAATGATACATCCTCTAAAAATGTCAAGAATGTCTAAAAAAGGTGTTTACATCTACTGTTGTTTGGTATAGTATAAATTATCAAATGAGGAGAAGTGCCAATGGCGCAACGTAAACTGATCAAGACCAAGAAAAAGGCATTGCCGCGAGCTCGTCGGACAGGCCTTGCGGCAGCACCCACTGATTCATATCGGTGGTTTGCTTCGTATGTGCGACTTGAAGTGGACAAGAAAGATATTGCGAGTGTGACTCGTAATTGGATCCGTAATAATTTTAAGGGTGAAAAACTCAAATTCATGCTAAACGGTCCAGACTGGGTCTATACAGGCGTATATGATACCGCAGCAATAATTGAATGGGTTATTAACCGTGGCAATGATGTACCTAAAGGTTATGACTTGAATACCGTTTTGAGCAGGTATATCGAAAAAGTTGAAAAGTGGGCTACAATCCGTCAAGAGGAACGTGCTAAAACACTTGATGCTGATCCAGCTAAAAAGAAGGTTATTCAACTCAACCCAATGGAAAGGCAACAGCTTGCTGGTCGGAATCTTATTGCCGATTTAGAAGGTATACTTGACCTCTGGGAGGAACATAAGAATATCAACATCTATGATAAATTTGTTTCTGAAGGTGTTACCACTATTGGTGCTAACATGGTTCTTAAATATTATATTCCACTTCAAGCAGAGCTTGAGGAGTTGATCAAAAAGAAAACTCCTGATCTGGTAGAAGGTTACCAGAATATGAAACCTAAGAAACAAAAAGAGTTGCTTGCTTTTGTTTCTAATATTATTTCGGACACAGAAAAGTTTCTCTTGTCCAAAAAGGCAGTCCGTTCTGTCCGCAAACCTCGAGTGAAGTCTGCTGATAAACAAGTAACAAAACTTAACTATCTGAAGACCTCGCAAGAATACAAACTCAACTCGATTAATCCAATGTCTATTGTCGGTGCGTTCCGTCTGTACACCTTCAATACAAAGTACAAGACAATCACCGAATATGTCTCACATGGACCGAAAGGGTTTGAGGTAAAAGGTTCTACTCTACAGAAAGTTGACCTTGAACAGTCTCGTACAACAGCGCTGCGTAAACCGAACGAAAGTTTGCCAGTATTCCAGACCAAGACAATCAAGCAGATTGATCAGCACTGGAAATCACTCACAACAAAAACACGTGTGCCAAATGCACGTATTAACAAAGATACAATCATATTGAGGGTACTCGATAAATGAAGGAATTTTTAACACGAACACTTTTTACCAAGATGGTCGAAGAGGCTGTCTTGGATAAAAAGATGTCCTATATGGATGCTATACTTGCCATTTGTGAAAAGAATGACATTGATCCAGAGGGCGTCAAAAAATTTATTTCGGCTCCAATACGGAATAAAATAGAGGCAGAGGCTAAAAAATTAAACCTTTTGCCTCGAGAAAATGAATTGGAATTTGATATATAATGTGTTTACAAAACACTTTCGTTATGATATGATACTAATATTACAGCAACATTTCAGCATATAAAAGGAAACAAAATATGTCTTTTGCAAACATGAAACGTAATCGTGGCGGCATCGAAAAACTTATCAATGCAGCCGAAGCAGCAGGTGGTGGTTCTAAATCTTATCAAGATGATCGCATCTGGAAACCAACGGTGGATAAGGTAGGTAATGGCTATGCTGTACTTCGCTTCTTGCCAGCAGGTGAGAACCAAGAACTTCCCTTTGTCCGTTATTGGGACCATGGGTTTAAGGGTTCTACCGGCAAGTGGTACATCGAACGGTCACTTACATCTATTGGGCAAGATGATCCAGTAGGGGAACTCAATTCTAAACTGTGGAACTCTGGCATTGAGGCAGATAAAGAGGTCGCACGTAAACAGAAACGTCGCCTTCACTATGTGTCCAATGTTCTTGTTGTATCCGACCCAGGTAACCCTTCCAACGAGGGTAAGGTGTTTATGTTCCAGTACGGTAAGAAAATCTTTGATAAAATCATGGACGTGGTTCAGCCACAGTTTCAAGATGAGAAACCAATTGACCCATTTGATATGTGGGAAGGTGCAAACTTCAAACTTAAAATCCGTCAGGTAGAAGGTTATCGGAACTACGATAAATCTGAATTTGAAGGTCCATCTGAAATTGGTACAGATGAATACTGTGAAAGCATCTATAATTCGATGCATGACCTGAGTGAATATACTGACCCTAAAAACTACAAGTCGTATGCAGAACTCAAGACAAAACTTGAAAGTGTACTAGGGACAGCCGGTATGATGACAATGAGTGATGAAATGAAACTCAATGTTGAGGCACCTGCACCTGCTATGCAAGAAATCACATCAGCTGATGTAGACTGGACTGGGACTTTCAATGATCAGTCTTTTGATAGTGTAGAGATTACCACTTCCTCTCCCGATGGTTCGTCGGAAGAAGATCCAATGTCATACTTTGCAAAGTTGGCAGCCGAAGGGTAAGATGTTACCCCTCATTTGATCGGGTGATGCCGTAACACATCCGCGAGGGGCCACGGTTAGCCCCTCATTTTTTATGGTGCTGCCTGATACAATCCATCAGTATTATAAAAACCTTCACTGATCATATTGATTGTACTGCTATTATCTTCAGAGAAAGAAGCATTATTAGTAGATGCATCTACTATTCTGGCTATTTCATCACTCGTAAACCCTGCTTCAACACCGGCTCGTCTTACCTCAAGTTCTGCTACTTTTCTTGCAAGATCAGTCTCAATTGACCTTCTCGCTTCTTCCATCGTAGAAGTCATTTGAGCTCTTTGAACTTGAATTTCTTTAAGATCTTCAGTAAAATCAGGAAGAAAATAACCTAATTTAGGATTATTTGCTTTAAAATCTACAAAGCTTTGAAAAATAGTTTCTTTTATGAGATTAGGTACATTACCTATAAATTCTGCAATACTTAAAAATCCTATTTTAATTTTTGCAACAGCATTTGCAAATTTTTCTTCTGCATCAATTGCTATAAGTCTTGGTGTTTTTCTAAACCATTCTTCAATCATTCCAAGACCTGCTTTAAAATTTGCTTTTATGTTATCATATGATTCTATTAGCATAGTTTTGAGGTCGAGTTCAGGCAAGTCTAACTTAATACCTAATTTCTCTGCAAACCATTCTGTAATAGGAGCAATTGCTTTATTGTACACAAATTC